GATCTGAAGAACTTAATGGATCTGAAGAACTTAATGGATCTAAAGAACTTAATGGATCTAAAGAACTTAAAAAAAATAATGTAATAATATTAAACAAACAAACAAATAAAGATAAATATATTGAATACATTAAACAAAATAATAAAAATTCAATAATTCCAGGTGTTAAAAAAAGTTCTGAAAATTTAGAAATAGGACAAAGAGAAATTTCTAAATACATTAATGATTTAAAGAATCAAGGGTTTTTAGAATCTTATGGGAATAGAACAAAAATAACTAAAGATAAGGAGTTAAATAATGTTAAGTAAAACACATATAGCTAATAGTATAACTATTGGTTTAAGTTTTATAACAATGTCAAAATATTATAATTTAAATTATATTAATCATATATCGTATTTTGAATTTATTCCCGGTTTAATTTTTGGTAGTATATTTCCAGATATTGATACTCATAAATCTTGGATTTCTCAATCAATTCCTTTTTTTGATGATAAATTAAGAAAATTAGGATTTTTAAAACATCGAGGCTTAACACATGGTAAAACTGGTATTATATTTGCTATTTTTTTAATTATACTAATAAGAAATACATTTATGATAGGTTTTTCTACTGGATATATTACACATTGTATAGGTGATATGTGGTGTAGTAAACTGAATATCACCATTAAATTTGATAAATTCTTATATAATATTTTTTGGATATTAAATATATTATTAATTATTTTATTAATTAGTTTATAAAAGAAAGGATGTTAAATAATTGAAGAACATATCAATAATTCATGTAATATTTGTTGTATTATTCGCAATTGTTATAACAAATTATATAACTCTTAATTTTTGTTATGAAAAAATCAATGAACAACAAAAGACTATAGAATCACAAGCTCATCAAATTTTTAATCTTAATTTTGAATTACAAAAAACTATTAAAAAATAGAGATTACTTTATAAGTAATCTTCCTTTGTTTCAGGTTTTGTATTATATACAGAAACAAAACCTAATATGGTACATGTTTCTAAAATTATTGTTAAAATTCTTTCAGTATTTTTAATACCTTCAATATCAATAACATTAAATATTTGTAATAACAAGATGATTTGAGATATTAAAATCACATATGTAGATTTAAGTGTTAAAATATGATTTAATTTTTTTTTCATTTTTCTTCATCTTCATCTTAATTTTTTTTTAATACAATGTACAAAAGAATCTTAAAAATTAAAGATTAAGATTAAAGATTCTTTTGCAATAATAGAAGTTAAGTTTATTGATACTATATTATTATATCATTAATTTAATAATTTCCATTTTCTATATCTTCACCCATTAGTTTTTCTTCCTTTTTCTAAAGTACTTTTAATAAATCCTAACCAATTTAAATTTGGATAGTTATTAAAATGTTTCATCCATGTTTTATGATATTGAGGACTTATTATTTTTGTTAATTTTTCAAGTTCTGATATGATATTAGGTTTTTTTATTTCAAAGTAATCAAAAATACCTGATGTTATTTCTCTAGCACATTCTTTTTGATATCTTATATTATTCATCAAATTAGCTTCTATATGATTACTCATAAACCCGCATTCACATAAAATAGCTGGCATCTTTGTTTCTCTCAATACATGAAAATTAGCACTTTTTACATGTCGATCCTTTAAATCAGTACCTTTTAATAATTGATTATGTACTTTTTTAGCTAATATATGTCCTTTTTCGCTTCCTGGATAATGATAAGTTTCTATACCTCCTACATTATCGTTCCAATATGACCCTATAGCATTAAAATGAATACTAATAAAAATATAATAATTATATTCTTTTTTATTCATTTTATAATTTGCTCTATCTGTTCTTGTTTTTAATGATGTATCAGTTCTTTCAGGACTTACGTCATATGTGTTAATATTGAATTTATTTAATTCATTTATTAAAAGTTCTTTTGTTGCGTGATTAAATACATTTTCTTTTATTTGTATACCATTGGAATATTTAGGTGTTCTTTTACCTAAAGTTTCTAAGCCATGACCATCATCTAAGATTACTAATATTTCATTTATTTTTATCCCCATATTAATACATCCTTTCTATTTTATAAATATTGCAATAATCCCTATTAATCCTATGATAATACCAGTAAGAGATGTTATCAATAATTTATTATTCATTGCTAATTTTTTATTTAGTTCATTTAGATCATTAGTCAATTGACTAACATGTAATTTTAATAATTCGATATCCGTTTTATAACTGTATAAAGTATCTAGTTTATTACATTTTTCAGTACACATACTTATAACATCTCCTTTTTTTTAAATTTTTCGTGCTCTTATATAACTTCCTTTTCTTACACACGTTTCAGTTCCGCTCGATGTGTTTTGAGCCCATCTAATTTGAATTTTTAATCCATCATTACCTGTTGTCAGTACGCATCTTTCAAAAATATATGATTCATTCGCAGTACCATCAATCCCGTATGGAATTTCCGTACTAAAATCATAATATCCGTTTTTTAATTGTGTATCACTAACATTCGAAACACTTGTTGGTGGTCCTATACTACTTCTATATGTTATTACTTCATAATCGTTTGTAAGTATCCATTTGACTTTAATATCTGGTACATCACTTGATGACAATGCTATAATATTCAAAAAGATTTCAAAAGTAGTATTAGGAGGTAATTTAAGTAATAATGCATTGTCATTTTGTACGGTTGTACTATTATTCAAATATTCATTTTGATACTTATAAATTCCTAATTCTAATGATCCTAAAAAATTAGGTAAACTAGCTTGTGAATACCCGATAACCATATCAGTTATTGTATAATGCATACCACTAGCAGAATTTACAAAACCAACGCATCCTTGTGCAGTTGTAGAAAAACTAGTTTCATAATCTTGAAATACAGACCGTTGACCATCTGTATTTAATGATGCTCTTATCACATTATCGGATGTTTTTTCTATAAATAATTCCATCCTATCATTAGGTACTATTGTAATATCTAACGTTTGTGTTGCTACATTTGAACCTGATGCACCAACATACTCATAAAAATTCAAAGCATTACTATCAACTTCCACGATGAAATAATTAGATGCATCAATATACCAAATGACGGCAGGACCAAAACCATCATATTTACAATAAGCTTCAAGTTTTATGGCGAAACTGTTCACATCACACATTATATCGTCAAATGCTGGGGATGTATTTTCTTCCAGCAATTGATAACACATTTTATTACAATAATCATCATAATATACCAGGGAGCTCAATGCATTGTTGATGTATGGTTTATCCGACATATTACCTTGACCATCATCAAAAAACCAAGGAGTACTTTCAGTTATTACTGCATCTCTTCGAGTTAAAAATACTCCTTGCATTGTGATATATTCACCAGTTGCACTTGCAGTTGTTATAACTCTAATATTTATGTAAGAAATTGTTGACCATGAAGGACTTCCAGAACCTACCGAAAATACCGATTTTCGAATTAATCTTACATTATGACCTGTTGCATAAGTCATATTGTAGTAATAAAAATTAGCAGCATTATTGCCTAATCTTATCTGAACATTAGAAAATTTTGTAGCATCTGATAAATGAAATATCATTACTATATAATCATTATCATATGATGTTGTGCCTCCAGGGTAACTTGTACAATCAATAGTAGTTAAAGTTTTGTACATTTCTAAAGTTCCACTAGATGCATCTGTTTCTTCCATTCTTATACCAGATTTACCAATTTTAATTTCATTTACGAATAATATATCATATTCGTTAACAGTACCTGTAAATGTCCAACCGTCAGACAAGTCAAAAAATTTTTCAATACATCTTGTTGACATGTTATAACAATAAGATAATACATTTTTAAAAGTCCATCCATGGGCATAATTTAACTCGTCCATAATTAGTTCTAAAGAATCTTCGTTTTTATTTAAATTTGTTGCGTTGATCGCGGGAGATGTACTATTAACATAAGTTAATTTGGTATAATCACTAAAATTAGCCATGTATATCACTCCTACTGTTAATACTAATTTCATTATTAGAATTTAAAGATACTCTAGATTCTAGAGATCTTATACATCTTTTATTATTTCTAAAAGTATTATCTGTAATTTTTAAAATTTGAATTAAAGCAGTACAATTATAACAATCTATTTTTTTCTTATCTTTAACTATCTTTTGTTTACCTTCATCATTAACAATTATATTTTCTTCTTCTTCAATATTTTGTCTACTATATAATACTTTCTTTATTGTTATTTCATTTCCTTTTTCTTTAACTAAATCTAATATAGATTTAGCAAATAAAGCCTCACAATTCAAAATAAATTCATCCTTCAATTTATCTCCATTTTTATCTTTTTCTTTTATTTTAAAATTTTGTGTTATTGTGTTCATTTTAATCTCCTTAACTTGTAGATATTGTCAATACATATTGGACTAACAATTCTTCAGAACTTGATTTAGAATAACTCCATAATACATGACTCAAAAGATTTCCTGAATCTGTTGTATCACTTGCTTCATTACCGCAAAAAATTCCTAATTCTTCGATAGTTCCATTAAATTCACTATCAGTTATATAAAATTCCGTTGTTATAATTTTTTGAGAAGATCTCTCTCTCAATACATAATACGATCTATGTACTTCATTACCAAGGGTAATATCACTAGCAGTCACCGCAGTGTTATCATCACCTATAGCTAAATATTTTATTTCATAATAATATCCTAATGAATTCCCGATGAATCCATAAGCCACTTTATCAAGGGCATCATTTGTTATTAAATTTTTAAATTCAGCTATTTTAGTTTTCTTTTTATTTTTAATACTATAAATCTTAAATTTTCCGTTTACTTCTATATTATTTTTTAGTTTGATTTTTAATCACTCCCACTAACTTTTAATCATTTATTATTACAGGTACACCAGCGATCCCACCTGGATACAATGTAGTACTTGGATATAATGTAGTACTTGGATAAATTAAAGAAGTATAATTTGTTATAGTATATTGACCATTAATATCTATTTCTTCGGGTATATTTTCAACATATATTATAACTTCATTATCTTCTACATTTATTCTTGATACTTGCCAATTGTTTTTGAAGTAACATTCCCAACCTCCTAATAGTGTACCGTCGATTATTTCATATTCATAATACATGGCATTATTACCACGAGGTACCCAGTTACACGATTTTATAAGAAAAGTTTCACTAACTCCTCTAATCGTATTAGTTACATTCACTAATTCATTAACAGTATATAATTTAGTATAAGTTGTAAATGTAAATGTATCTGCTTCATTTGCATATTTTGTTAATAGCTGATTTGAATATCGTAAAGCATCCACGGTATCTTCTAATAATCTATTATATTGATATCCGTCATAATATCCTTTTTCATTAACTTCTGTTGAATCTTGAGTAACAACAATCAAAGGAATTAAACCATAATAACTAACTCTTATACTGTCTGTATCACTTAAAACGGTTTCATCTTCATTATGACTTATTTGTGGACTCCCATAATTCCACCACCATTGAACTCCTGTTTTATTATCGTCAAGTCCTCTAATCCCCATAACTTGAGTTACCCATCCACTACCAGTATCAACTTCAACGGTTGGTTCTTTACCTATTTTATATTTTACAAAAAATTCTCGATTGTTACTATCTGGTGAAGGGGTTGGGGTTTTGTTTTCTTGTAATATCGATAATCTATCAGATCCTTTTGTATACTGTCTATTTCTATAATTTGTCATATTTCTAGATCTTCTAAAATTATTAATTGTGGATGATAAAGATGCATCTACTATAGGAGTACTTGATGTTGTATTTCCTATTTCATGAAAATGTAATTGTTTATTTTTATCAATATACCATACATAATTTCCAAAATCTCTTAAATGATTTAAAGCCTCATGACCATATACATAATTAAAAGTTACTTTATTTATAATTGTTGTAGCATTAATAGTACCTGCAGTTATATCATAATCATCAAAAAAATTATAAATTAAATAGTTTACCATATCTTCAATAGAATAATTGATAAAAGCTTTAATAATTAAAATTCTTTCAACCAATTCATTATAATCTTCACAACTTACAGTATATTCAAGTCTATTTATTTTTTTAGATTCATCTTTAACATCAATAATACTACCGCCCCATAGATATGTTGTATCTTCATATAATGTGATTTCACAACTAGTATTAATATCTTCACTATTATCATCTTCTACAACAAAATCAAAAGTTGACTTTGATCCTAAAGATTCTGTAACTGTAAAATTATCTTTTTTTATAAGTATTTCTGTACCAGTATCTTTATCACCATTTATATATACATGTCTTAAACCCATTTATATCACCCTTATTTATGAGTTCTCACACCCATACGATTTAATTCTTTTACCAAAACTTGACCTACTTTTTTACCATTCGTCAAACTATCAGCATATATATTAATTATAGCTGATTTATTACCTGTTGTATTTAAACCTACATTAGATAATCCATTTCCCATATTATTACTAATATCTGACATCACATTGTTTAATTTACCTTTATAATTATTAATTCCATCAATAAACATATCCATTAAATTTGGTGCCCATTCATCAGCAAATCTCCCAGCTCCTTCTTTAGTAGGACTTTTAAATCCAATAAATCCTGAAATTGTCGATGAAATATTTGAAGCTATAGTTTTAACAGAACTTAATTTGCTTTTAAGCCCTGAAACAAAATTATTTATTATATTTGATCCCCATTTCAAAGCGGAACTAGCCAAAGTACTAAATTTAGAACTTATTGAACTTTTTAAATTATTTATTACATTTCCGGCGCTTGATTTAAGGCTATTAAACTTATTAATTACATTATTCCTAAGATTACTTATTGCATTTACAGCACTTGATTTAAGACTATTAAACTTATTAATTACATTATTCCTAAGATTACTTATTGCATTTACTGCACTCGATTTAAGGCTATTAAATTTATTAATTGCATTAGTTCTAAGATTACTTATTGCATTTACTGCACTCGATTTAAGGCTATTAAACTTATTAATTACATTATTCCTAAGATTACTTATTGCAGTTACTGCACTTGACTTAAGGCTATTAAACTTATTAATTGCATTAGTTTTAAGAGTATTTATAACATTTCCTACTTTATTTTTTATACTATTAAAAATATTAATTATTGTTGATTTTATTTTATTTATAATATTTGTAACACCTGTTTTAAGGGTGTTAAATATGTTTATTAATTTATTTTTCAGACTATTTATAAGATTAATCGCTTTATCTTTCAAATTAGTAAACCATGTAATGATTCCATTAACTAAATCTGGAATAATAGAACCTCCGACCAATGCATGATACAACGACATGAAAAATTGAATAACTCCTTCGACAAATCCAAAAATCAAATCAAGTGCTAAATCTTTGAAATTATTTACTAAACTTATTATACTATCAAATAAATTCATAAACCCTTGTTTTAATGTTTCAAAATCACCAGTCACTAAACCAACGATGATATCAATTAATGATGTAAATATATTTATTACATTTACAATCATACCAATTACATTATCAAAGACAGCTATTAAAGCATTAACAGCACCAACTACTACCCCCAATATCACAGCTACTATTATTCCTAAAACCACACCTAATAATTTTAAAATATTTAATAAGGACGGGACACTTTCTTTAATTCTATTAAACCCATTTAAAATAGGTGTCCAATCTATAGCAGTAAAAGTATCCTTGAACATTTGACCGATAGGAGCTAAAAAGTTCATAACAGCATTTACTACATTACCTAAAGTTGTTCTAAATTCAATGATTTTATTAATAATATTATTAACAGTATTTTTCATTTCAGGTGGAAATAAATTTAAAACATTTTCTCGAAATGGTTGAAAACCATTTACAATTAAACCATGGATTAAATCATGAATACTCATTAAAATTGTTTCAAAATTTGTATTTAAATAATCACCAACAACTTGTAAAGCTTTAGCCAATTCTCTCAAAATTGGAGTAAATTGATCCCCAATTTTTATTAACAATCCTTCAATTGTAGATTTTATTATTGTAATTTGACCGGCAAGATTATCTTGCATTGTTTCTGCCATTTTAGCCGCAGCTCCGTCACTATTTTGCAAAGCTTTAGTTAATTTATTAAAATCTTTATCAGATGCATTAATAACATTTAACCATCCGCTCATAGCGTTAGCTCCAAAAATAGCAGATGCTGCTGAAATCTTTTCATCTTTAGACAAACCTTTTAATTTACCTCTTAATTGTTCCATCAATTGAGACATCGGCATTATTTTACCATTTGCATCTTTTAATGATATACCATATTTATCCATCGCTGCTGCTGCTGCTTTTGGTGGTGCTGCTAATCTTTTCAATCCCATCCTCAAACTTGTACCTGCTTGACTTGCTTTAATTCCACCATTAGCCATCAAACCAATCCCTACCGCTAAGTCTTTTACATTATATCCTAGGCTATTTGCTAATGGTGTAGCGTATTTGAAAGTTTCTCCCATTTTGGCAATATTTGTATTACTATTAGTTGCTGCTGCAGCTAAACTATCAACAAACATATCTGTATCTTTTGCAGTAAGACCCATCGCTGTTATTCCATCGGTCACTATATCAGATACGAGTGCTAAATCTTCACCAGATGCTGCGGCTAAATTCATTACACCACTAATACCGCTCATCATATCTGATGTTTTCCATCCTGCCATACCCATGTATTCAAACGCTTGAGCCGTTTCTGATGCCGTAAACATTGTTTTTGATCCCATTTCTAGTGCTTTGTCTCTTAATTGTTGAAATTCGTCCCCGGTAGCTCCTGATATAGCTTTAACTCTAGACATTTGTTGATCAAATTTCATAGCTGTTTTGATACCTGCTAAAGCGATCTCACCTAAGACTTTAGCTGCTTTAAGACCTATAGGAACAATTCCACCTAAACTTCCCATAACACTGTTTAATCCTGATGTTACATTAGATGCACCTCGAAGTGTTAAACGTAACATTAATTCACCTAAACTTGCCATTGTAAAAAAACCCTCCTTTCTTAATAAAGTTGACCGATTCTTTTAATCGGTCAAATTGTTTTTTTATCATTTATTTGATTTTCAATTACGTGTTCGATTGGTGTTGCTCCTTTTACATTAAGACCTTCATTTTTAGGTTTACCACCATGTAAAGAAATTTGAAAATCCTGATTTCTTTTTATTCTTTTTTTAATTTTTTCGACTAATAATAAAATTTGACTTTTTGTTAATTTTATAATATCTTTAATTTTCATAGAATATTCATGCATTAACAAATCAAAAATATCACCCCAGTCAAAAACATCATTTTCTAATTTTATTTCAATGTCATTCCTAGGGTTATTAAGTTTTTTATGTGACTATTATTCAAAAGTATTCCATTCATAACAATATCGATAACTTGATTTTTCGATACTTTATATTCTTTAATAGATTCTAAAGTAACTTTACCTTCTGATACTATTTCAGCTAATTTTAATATATCTTCTCTTAATAATTTTTTACTAATTTTTTTTAACAACACAGGAAAATCAAAGTTTTTTAAACTTTTAGTTGGATCGTTCATGTCAATATTAAATTGTAACTCTTTTGAAAAACTTTCAACAATATCAATAATAACATCTTCTAAAGTATTTGAACTATCCCAATCTAATTCATATAAAGTTATACCCTCAAATTTTTTACCAAAACTAAAAGTTTCTCCTTTATTTGTTAATATTTCCTTTTCAGATCTTTGTTTAAATTTATCATAAATTTTAAGTTTCTCGTTTTTATTCATATCAATAAACTCCTTTTTTTATTTTAAACAGTTGTGAAATCTACTATTTCATCCGCAGCCATCGGTGTATTATCATCAAGGGCCCTAACATTTGCACTAATTACAAGTAAATAAGTGGTCGTCCCTGTTAAATTACTTGTTGGTGTTACCGTTACATTTGTACCTGCATCACCTGTAAATGCTACAGTACAAGCTTTTTCAACACCAGCATCTGTCATAAGTATGAAATTACCTCCTATAATTGATTCTGGTTTTACATTTCTATTAAATACTATTGCAATACTTTCATCAACTCCAACATCATCATCAGTATCCGCAGGATCTGTTGATGATACTGCTAATGTAGCGGTCCCACCTGTGACATCGCTTGTTTCAAACCTATAATAACCTAAATTTTGCCCAACGGTTTTTGTTGTATCCGCTTTGGCCTTAAAAGTAATCTTATAAAAAGATACTCCATCTTTTTTATAAGCGAATTCTGCATTAGGACTTATATTTACTTTATAAAGTCTTATTACAACATAACAGTTTGATGCATTTCTTCGTTTCGCTTTATATTCTAAAACATAATCTGTTAATGTATAATTACCGCCAAATTTTATTTCGGTATATGCTTTATTGTCTCCATCCGCACTTTGTGTAGTTACACTTTGATCAGTAGCACCTAACACATATCTTATATAAGTCGCTGTTGCTTCTGCTACCATCATTTCAAATGTACATTCTTCACCAGGTACAAAATAACCTACAGGACTTAAATGTTGATCAACTACAATTGGTTCTAATTCCGCCGTATATGTTAATGTTGCTCCATCATTCGAACTATCAAAACTTACTGGTTCTGAATCAGGATTTAGTGTTAACGTCCCTGCTCCTGCATGTATATTACTTGGATCCATTGTATCAACTCCTTTCTGATTTTTTTTAACTCATTAAATAATTAACAGTCATAGTAACTAAAAGACCTTGTGCATAACCAACATCTCGTTTGTAAAGATCCGTGTTTTCTGCCTTTTTTATTATAGGATTATATATATCATTATTATTATAATAACTTTCAGTCCTTAAGACTCTTTGTATTGCATCAGAACATCTTGAAATAAATCGATGTAAGTTTTCTAAATCATTTTCAACAATCCATGTTAAAATATTAATAGTTACTTCACGTTCTTGAAAATTTTGATAATCATTTTTACTATCTGAACCAGGGCTATAAATACATATACTAGGAAATAATGTAAGAATATTTGGATCAATAAATTCACCTAATTTAAATTCAGCTATATTATCCAATAAAGTTGAACTATTTGATTCTATTTCTATTGTATCTATTTCAGTATCAATATATGTTTCTAAAATAGTTTTTATATTCCCTAATATGTATTCTGTATTCATTTATAACCCTTTCAATATATCATCTCTTATAATTTTGATCCATTTCTTTTTCTGATATTCAGTAATGGTAACTGGTGGTCTTGAAGTCATTTTTCTTGTTCCTTTTTGATGAAACTTGAATTTTCGATCTTTAAAATTCAAAGTCAAAGAATTCTTTGTAATTTTAGTACTTGGATTTATTACAGAATTTCTTAATTGTCCACTTTGTACCAAAATTCGACCTGACCCTAATTCAGGTTTCACTAACGGTGTCCAACGAGGCCTAGAACCATAAGCACCTTGACTATTAAATACTTTAGATTCTGTTTTACTAAAATCTTGAACTACTTTTTTTAAAGGTCCTGATAGATTATTATATGTAGATTTTAGTTTATTAATCCGTTTTTTAATATTATCCATCCCTTGTATATCGAATCCAATGTTCATATCACCATTGTTCCTCATTTAATTTCCAAATAGATTCAGGAGCATCATTATCACTATTTCCATGAGCTGTAAATGAATATAATCTACCTCCAGAATCTCCCGAATTATCAAGTAAAGTTGAATTAGGTAATAAAATTACTTGTGTTAATATATCGTTTAATCGCTCGTTCGCTTGTTCACACCATCTACTCACGATTTCTGAGATTTCACCACCAGATTGCAATATTAAAACATGTGCTATTTCACACGCTACAATTCTACAAGATATAAATTTTAAAACTTCAATATCATCACTATCTGTAATAGGTATTTCGTAAATTCTAGATAATTTAGAATCGATTATTGTATCTGCTTCTGGTATATAATAACTAGTAACTTCAGTACTAGTTACTTTTGATGATGCTGAAAAAATAAACCATTTTAATAACTTTTGAACATCTGCTATAGTACAATAAGCCATATTAAATCACCTTCTCTAAACCATAGCTGAGCCATCACCTGCAACCACATTACCAGTACTATTTAACGGTTCCCATACACAATGGAATACAATAACACCATCTATCGCAGCTTCACCTGTTATTTCATAACCTACATCTTCACCATTTACTATTTTATCTAATATTACACTACTTGTATCATCTGTAACTACAGTAGGTGTAGCATCATACCAAATTTCACCTGCAGTCAAATCATCAACTTCTGTTGCTGCTATAAAAGCATTTGTAGTATTTTCAACACCTAACTGAATATTTGCTGTGTTACCGCTTGAATCATCACCTGTTGTTGTTACTTCTGCATAAATTCTCATTCTTACTAAACCTGTCACAGTAAATAATTCATGTGTTTCTGCTGTATTCCAAGTTGCAGAAGTCAAATCTGCAGTAACAGCTAAATAATTAGGATTATTATAATGAACCATACCTTTTTTCAACTCATCAATTATAGATAAGTTTGTTCCTGGCTCACTTCCACCAGTACCATTTCTGAGAGAATCCCAGATATCTCTTAAAACTTCTGCTAAAGATACATCGTTCGCTGGTGCTGCTGCTGCTGGAAATGCAGCTATTCCGTTCGCACCTGCTAGAATATCATATAATGATTGAGTTGCAGGTAAAACAGTACCATCATTGATTATATTTTCTTGAATATATCTAATAACTTCAGCTAAAGATACATCATTCGCTGCAGCAGTTCCTGCTGGAAATGTTGCAATACCGCCCGATCCTGCTAAACAATCCCAAATAGATTGTGCTGCTGTATCAGGATTACCTAACATAGCTACTAAACTTTGAAGATTTGTTCTTGCTTTAGCATCTCCAATGTTGTCCCATGCATCTCTTAAAACTTCTGCAATAGAAACTCCATTAGCTGGATTTGCTGCTGCTGGAAATGTACCTATTCCATTTGTACCTGCTAAAATATCATATAATGATTGAGTTGCAGGTAAAACAGTACCACCATTAATTATATTTTCTTGAATATATCTAATAACTTCCGCTACCGAAACACTATTTGCTGCTGCTGCTCCTGCTGGAAATGCTGTTATTCCTGTTGCTCCTGAAAATTCAGCTTGTAATGTTGCTAATGATGTACTAAGAGTACCAACATCATCACCTGCTAATGAAAATGAAGAACCATTACCACCACCTGAAAATTTACCACATGCTTCTAAATCATAACAATCTTTTACTATGACAGTTGATGTACCTTCTGTATCAACTATATTATCTGAATAATCAGATTTACCATCAACATAAAAAACACAATTCTGAATCAAACCTCTTAAACATGCAGTAACCATTTCGATAACTGCTGAACCTGTTGTAGTACCTGATTGTGTCATGAAAACACAATTTTGGATAATAAAATCATCTACACCAGTTAATTGGAATACGCTATCATTAGCATCACCACCAATATAACCTATGTGTTTATAAAAATCTACTTTAAATCTATTTGCAGTTGTAGTAACTGTCCAAGCATCAAGAACCTCTTTATTAGTACTATCTCTTGATTCACAATTAATCATTGTACAATCTGTACCTGAGATAGTACCATAAATAACTACAGAATCTACAGCAGTTATAAATAATAAATTAATCAAAGTTATATTAGCTGCTGAAATTGTCCATGTTGCATCAGTATGACCATATGAAAAAGTAGGTCTATCTGATCCAGTACCTAACCCAATAACTGTAATACCTGCAGTATCAAAAATAGCTTTAGCACCGGTTGTCGTCCATGATTCGCTATGACCTTCTGCAATATAAATCACATCACCTTGATTAGCTGTACATTTATTAATTGCACCATCTAATGTAGCACAACAATTAGCCCAACTTTTACCATCGTTTGAATCACTAGCACCCGTAGCACCTGAATCAACAAAATACGAATTTCCTTGATTTGTTATTACTGATTGATTACCAATTTTTAAAGATTGTGAAACTGTTAAATTTTTAATTGTTGATTTATTTAAATAATCATTGAAATCCAAAACTTATTACCTCCTTTCTTTAAAAAAATAAATTAATTTATAGCATCTTCTAATACATACCCTAAATCTGATCCAACCGATTTCATATCAAAAGACTCATAAGCTTCTATGATATCACTATGTACGTTTTCATCTCTCCACCGTCTTACGCCTCTAGTACCTTTAAGTTCATTTCCACTACTTCCAGTATAATCCCAGCTAAAAGTATATGTTGCTGTTGGTTCCATGAGGCCAGGTGTATTTGTGATATATCCTAACCACATATCTTTTGTCCAAATATCACTATAAGATGCTGTTTGTCCTTGAAGTTCTGTATTATATCTTGCAATACCTATAAATAATTTTTCAATTTCAAAAAGTTCTTGAAAATCACTAGGTGTTAATATCCTTTTTGTATTATTAGATAACTTAGCAAGTAAAGCCGGATGATGTTTTAATTTTTTCCATACATCTTTAGCCATTATTGCAGTGTTGCAATACTCTAAAGCATCAATTGCAGTTTCAATATCTGTAACAGGATCACTATTTACATAATCGTCCCATGTATTTGTAGGAGTCGCGGAATTATCCCAATTACTCGTTGTCATAAACAAACTTTCAGCCATTCTTTCTTTTTTCAACATTATTTTTTCAGTGCAAAAATCCGTTTTAGATTTATCAATTTGTAATACCGAATCAGCATTTGCATATATTTCATCGGGTAGATCCGTACTTTGTGATATTTCTTTACAATTGTATTTTGTCTTAGAAGTTCCAAAACCATTTCTGTTACTGGATGTACCTGGTGCTCTATAATCGGCAGTATCCCTATAAAAATCTGCTTTTGTGAATTCATAATAATAATCACTAGCGAATTCTACAGGTATGACTGGTGCTATTTCTTCATTAATATACTTTTTATTTCGATACATGATTGTAATATTTTGTAATATTCCATCATGATGTACTTGTGATGCCGTTGGTCTCATAATTTATTATCTCCTTTCAATATTAATCACCTGATCCACTAATTGTTGGCGCACCTGGACACAATAACACACGTGTTTGATCTCCGTCTGCACTTGCTTCATCTATTGCAATTGCACCATAAATTTCATCATCACTTGACATAGTTACCCCTTTACCACCTGCAGCACTTCCAACTTTTGCCATAACTGCAACTGCTGCTGACATAGTTAGTAATGATATTCCCATTAACATTACTTCGGCTAATTGTCCTGATTCTGGTGCATTTTGTAAAATACCAATTGGTGCTTCTCCTGCCCCTGTGTATGTTACTGTACCTTGGGAACTTAAATATACAAATCTATATTGATAACTTGACAAATCTGCACCTGCAATAAATGTTTTTGTTAATACTTGATTCATTATGAAATACCCCTCCTTTCATTATCAACAAGTTTAAATAGATCAGGGTTTTCTTTTTCTGCTAATATAACCGCTTCTGTATAATCTTTTTTATCTTCTTTCATTATTTTTTTAACTTTATCGTCAAATAATTTAATATTACTTGTTTCGTTAGTTCCTTTAGAACTTCCAGCTTCATCCAATTTTATAACAGGTTGTAAACAATCAATTATTTTCTGCGTTTGTTCTGGATTATTCATGTATTGAGTTTTGAAAGTATCAATCATGCTAGGTAATAATTTACCCTCATTTAATCCCATAGTTTCTATATTTTTCCATTCTGTTTCTAATAATTTCAAATTAATGTTTTTCACATCTTCATTTAATTTAATAATTTGTTTATCAGCATCACTTTTTTTATTTGTGATTTCAGACAATTTAGTATTCAAATTTTCTTTTTCTTTTTCTAAATTGACAAAAGATTCGTTAAGTTCTTTGAGTTTAATTGTTAAAGTTTCTTTTTCTTCTGTAAGTTTTACTGAATCATCAATTAAAGATTTTAAAGTTTTTATTATATCTTCATCACTTGCATTTTCACTTAATTTAAGTGTTTTTAAAATTTCAGGATTCATAATATCCCCCTTTTCATTTTTGTTTTTGATATTTTCAATAAAAATATTATCAACGAAAATATCTTCGCTTAACATAACAGGTTTCATTTTTTTAATAAATGGTCTATTTGTCAAACTACCACCAAATAATACATTATTATATGATTTACCAGTTTCAGGATCTTTATATATTTTTTTGAATTCTGGTGAAAAATATCTAAAACTTTTATCTTTTATTTTTTCTTTACCAAATTTTGTCCAATCTATAAATGCTAGTAATTTATTATCTTTTTTTTCTAAATTTTTAACCCATGCTATAGCTTCACTTTTATGATTAGTTTCACCATGTTCCAAGTCAAAAGAAATATCAATACCTCTAACATTATTATTAAAATTTTGAATTAAATCATTAAATGTTAAATCATTAATATCTAATTTCCCATACATCGGATGATCCCATGAACCTTTTCTCAAAATTTCAATTGATTCTGGTAAATTTTCATCTTCATTTAATTTACAAATATAATTAAATTCATTCATTTTTAATCAATATCCTTATTTTTTCTTATAGTACATCTAATAAATATGCTTGTTTAGCATCTCCACTATTCATGTAAAACGTATTTGTATTACAAGAATCATATAAATTACTAATCAATATTGTACCTGTTGAATCATTATAAATACAATATTTGCAATTTGATAGTACATTTTTAGATATTTCTCGATCACTTGAAATTATTTTTTTCATAAAATTTATAATTGACCTTCTATTAAACTAAATTAAAGTAGTAGTTATATTCCCTGCATTATCAACACCTATCCGATATTGATCATTACCGTTAGGTGTCCATACAACTATACTTTTATTTTGATCAAATTCTACATCATTATACAAATTTCCACCATTTTTAGATAACCAAGTATTTCCAATTTTATAACTATCTATAGCAAATATTTTTTCAAGAGTCATATTTGTATCCACAACACCAGAAAAAGTTATTTTTATTTTATTGATATTTGTTATTGCATTATCTGTATCGATTCCTAAATTTATTAATATTAAATTACTATTATTAGCAGTTTTATCATAAATAGTTTGATAAGATTCTGATATTCTAGCTATTTCACATTTTATATTTTCTGCAAAATATCCATAAACAAACTGTATACCTATATGTAAACATTTAGTCATGTATTCTGAACCCATATCAATCTCTATTATTACTGTTTGCTCAGAAAATGGAGTTAAAAGATAATTATTAGGATCAAAAATTCTAGATAATCCACCATATGTTGGTGTACCTGTCAAACTGCAGCTAAATTTTTTATCAGCATACGATAAAAAATTATCTTGAATTCCATTCATCCCGTATTTATCACAAGTTAATGATAAATTAGCATTTAAAGATTTTGTTGAATTTGTCTCAAACACTGTCCTAGCCCCATTATCTATTATAATATTTTTCACATCATAAATAGTTTGATTAACCAAATCAAATGAATTATTAATACTTCCACTTTCAATATATATTGCTGTCTCCGATTGAAAACTCGCGCCCCAATCGTAAATAGCACCGTGAAATTTATTTCTACTGGATTTTACATATATACCATAATCACTACTTCCATAATAATCACCTTGAATTTGGAAATTAGAAAATATATTTCCTTCTGCTTGATATTTGCAGTCTATGTAAATTGCACTGGTATCTTTAAAACTTTGATAACCCGTAAAATTATTCGCATTTATCCAAGGGCTATTTGTATAATTAGTCGCTATAGTACTATAAATATATATACCTTTACCAAACCCTTGAGTATATATATTTTCAAAATTTATAAATTCTATTGCTTGTCCTAAAACATCACAATACATTTTTATCCCATTACCTAAATGTAATGTCCCGTCACCGGTAATGGTATTTATTAATGTTATGTTTTTCAAAAAACATCTATCATATCCTCGAAAAACATCACCACCGTATATAAGTATAGCTGTTTTATTCCATCCTTCTATTGCACTACAATCAACTGTTAAGCCGATAATTTTTGCATTTGGTTTTATTTGTACTACATCAATATTTGATGTAGGTTTAATAATAGCATTATCTAAATATATTTTTACACTATCTTTTACAATAACAGTATTTGAAATTTCATATATACCACCAGGTACATATACACATTTATTATTGAGGACTGCTATATCAATAGCAGCTTGAATAATTTCTTCTCTTGTATAATTACCCAATAAATCCAATACATTTATATATTCTTGTCTCATAGAAGGTATGTTATAATATTTCAATTTATAAAACCCCTTCCACATAAGATATATCATTACTGCCACCATTCGCAATCATGTAAATATCACCTTGGTATATATTATCTTTTGTAAATACTATAGACCCTCCAAACCCTGCTAATAATATACCTTCATTTATCACTGCAGTTTCACCAAATCCTAACCATACATCATAAGCATTTACATTTGTAAGAACTAAATACGATCTATTACATTCACTTAATACTTTAGTACTAGATGTTGTTATAGTCTTTTTACCATTATCTATACTAGTACCTATAGTTTCATTATTTTTACTTCTTATTCTTTTAGGCATTTTTTATATACCTCCTCGTATAATATATTCATACTACCGAAATTCTAAATAGATGTCCCAATTGCAGTAACTGTACTATGACTATCTGCAACTTTAGATTTTATTTGTATTATCAAATAAGGTATATAACTATTTTCCAAAAAAGAATCTATATTAATTATTTCAAAATCAAGTGCCCCAATTGTACTTGTATCAACCAATAAATCAAAATTTGAATTATCTAAAGATCCTAAAATCTTATAATCAATATCATTTGTATCACCTGTATTATTTATTTGAATAATTTTATTTTTTAATCCTGCAGTATCCCAAGAATTACCTAAATTAACATATGAATTAGTAGAAGCTTGTGAACTCCAAGATTGTTTGTAATGATATTTTTTATATTGTGGTATCCCTTTAGTTTGTCCCATGATACCCACCCTTTTTTTAATTTTTTTTTATTATTTTAAAATAAATAGAAAAATAAACTATTTACAATTTTGTCATCTTGTTGAAATACAAGATTCTTAGAATTGTTAAATTTTATATAATATTTGTCATTATATTTCGTATATAATTTATTAAATATTTTCATAATATAAAATTTATCACATTTATTTTAAATTTCTTGACACTATTGTATCATAATAGTTTATTTTATTACAATATTTTTTATTTAGTTAAATATTTTCAATATTTTAAATAATTTTATTAATTTTCTTAATTTTCTTATAATTCAGAAAAATAATAATTTTTCATACATTCTATTATTTAATTTATCTTATATTTTTTTTATATCCATGATATTGTTTTATATCCATGATATTGTTTAAAATATTTTTTCTTTTTTCTTATTTTTTTAACATGTGTTAATAAATACCATTGTTTTCTTTTTTTTTTCTTAGGATGTAACACATTATTAATATTTAAATATTTAGTTGTATCTGATTTAATAATAGTACTATCTGAAATAGTACAACCTAAATAAATACTTGATATTTTATCTAAATTGTCAGGACTCATTTATTCATCACCTTTTTTTATATTATGAAATATTTCATATCCTTGAATTCCTAATTTCAAACTTAATAAATATTGAATTATACAGGATTGTAATTGATATGATGGTAAATTAAAATCTATTTCAATATTATAAATATCAAGTAATTTTGTTAAATCTTCTTGAAAATCTTTTTTTAAAAAATTAAAAGTATCATCCATTAATCAATATTCTCCAACATTAGTTTAATTTCATCATTATCAATTTCCCTATAAGCTTTTTCAAAAACAGACACAGGACTCATTGAAATATAAGGTTTATTATCATCAATTCCAATAGGTGGATATATTACAAGATATACCATGCTATTCAAATCTTGTTGTCCATTGTATTGAAACTCTTTACCATATTTTTTTATAAAATATTCTTTCAATGTAACTTTCTTAGCTTTTATAATTTTACAACCTATATAATTTTTCATAATCGCTTTTAACCTCCTTAATTTAAATTAATTTTTTTTTATTGTATAGCTCCACAAAAAGGGCAATTTTTATCATTTCTTTTTATTTTTTTATTGCATTTCCAACATCTTTTAATTTTCATTAATAACATCCTTATAAATTAAATTCTTCTAATACATCATATTCAAAATTATCATGTAATGTTTTACTATTTTCATCAAAATAATACAAAAATTCATTTAAAAAAGTTGATTTTAATTTTTCTGAAATATCGTTTGAGATAATATTTATCAAAGATTCAAAATAATCTTCAGTCATAAATGAGCTATTCTTATTTATTTTTGATTTTAAATAATTTTTGATATCATTTTTTCCAACACTTTTTATTTTACTAATATCTTTTAATTCTCGATTCATTACTGATTCTTTTAACCTTTTAACTTGTGGTAAAAATAAATCGTAAAATTCATTATGTTTTTGATTAAATAAACCATATATTAATGATTTATAATGATTAATATTATCATACACATTATCATCTTCAATTAAATTAATCTTATCATCCTTTATTTTATCCATATATTGTTTCTTTTTACTATTAGTTTCGATAGGTTTTTTTGATCCTTTTTGATTATTATCTATAAGATCTTTAGAATCGTTTTTATCATTAAGACCTTTAGAATTGTTAGATTTATTATTCAAATCATTACTTTCTAATTTTTGTTGTTTATCAATTACACTAGACTCATTGATTTCATCCTTTTTCACTGTATTTTCTTCAAAAATTAATGCATATTCTTCACGAGTTTTAGCAGGATTTTTTACAGGCATATCTAACATATCTCTTATATAATCCTCTAAATCATCATCTGGTAATACGATTTTACCACTAACTAAACTACTTAATGTATTTATAAGTTTCGTAGAATCAATCGGTTTAAAACATAATTTCGGGTATAAATCACTTGCAAAATTATAATTAACCAATTCCGGAATAGCATGCACATTAATGATATTTGATATATTTTTAGCACTTGCATCAAGCATCATTAAAAACAATCTGCTTTGATCGCTAGATAATGCAAATGATCCACTTGATCCATCAGTACCTAACTGCATAAATTGTGCTAAGATACTCATCGTAATCATTTGATCTTGATATTTCAAATATGGTAAAACATCAATCAAAGATCTTTTGCCTTCAAACATTTCTAATATAAAAGATTCCGGCATCCTTATACCACCGAAATTATGACTCATTAAAGTAGTAACAATTTGATCACTTAATTCTTTATCATCTTGTGTATACCCTTCTGGTAACTTTATAACTGGTGTACCTACTAAATTTCTTTCGATCCCGACATTCATGATTTTTAAAATAAAATCTTTAATATACCAATGTTTATAACAAGCTCTTAAAATACTTCCCCCTCTAATATCACCTTGTTCCATATTATGTGAAAAAATCAATAACTTATCTATATCAATATATTGTTGTCTCCATGATTGATCAATCATATATTGACTTATACCATTAACATCACCTACATCGTCATAATGTATATCATAAATTGTAGATTGAGGTCGAACAGCAAATTTTTTCCATTTTATCATCGATTTTTTAATTTCAAAAACTTTTTCAAAAACACTATGTCCATATTGATACATAGTAGTTACATTCTTGATGAATTCATCAAAACCCATATACAATCCGTTATTAACTCCTGAAAATAAACATTTATCAATATATTCAGCTATTTTTTGAGCTTTTTTTGATTTGTCTAATGGTCTAATGAACCATTGAGTAGCTCTAATAGGTAAAGAAATCATTAATAAAACAGCTTGTACTTGAGCATCTGACCGTCCCATTTTATTATATATATTTATATCATAAGGAAATTTCAAACTACTATAATATTCATCTGTATCTAATGTACTTTGAAATCTTTGATTTCTATATCTCCCAGTACCACCTAATTCATTTATTTTAGGTTTTATTTTTTTATATACTTTCCCATTCGCGTTATATATAGTAGTCATTTATTTTATATCCTTTCTATTCATTAGTTTTTGGTCTACCTGGTTTCTTTCTTTCTTTAGGTATTTTAGATTCTTTAGGTATTTTAGATTCTTTAGATTCTTTAGATTCTTTAGATTCTAAAGCATCTTTAGATTCTTGATAATAAATATTCAACATTTCTTGACTCAATTGTTCTCTAATATTTTTATACATTTCAGTTAATTCAACGCCATTTTTTTGATACTTCGTTATTTCTTTAATTTTTTCTAAATTTTCAATTCCTCTACCTAAATCTATAATTTCTTTAAGTTGTATTTTGTTTAATTTTACCATTGTGTTATAAAACTCCTTTCATTTTTAAAAATATTTTTAGTATGTACTTTTATATCTGATATAGTAGATACTCCTGTGATCATTGTTATTATAATGCACAGTGCATCTAATAAATTAGGTGATAACCCACCTGGTTCATAACTCACGAATTCATCTATCAAGCTATCATGAGATCTTTTGACATAAATTCTTTTAGACTGAAAATACACGCCTAGACTATCAATTCTTGTTGCTTTACTTGATGTACCTGTATTTACACCTCTTATAGGAGGTAGTGAAGATAATAAAAACGCCTGTTGTTTTAACGCTTTTTGATAAGCAGTTTGTTCTATGCCTATACCCTTTACAACATTAATTTCTTTATATCTTTTATATTGTTTATCAATAATTTCAATCTGTTCTGGAAATGTAAAGTACCCTTGTAAATAATCCCATACAAAAATCAACTTTGATGTCAAATCGAAACCAGTAACCATTAGAGCAAATTTATCTAATCGTCTTTTTTCCGCAGTTGTCTTGTCGTCAGCTATCGCTGGATCTATACCTATGTATATTCTAACATTAGGGTTATGAATCTTAAAGTTATAATGTTCTGTTGGACCGTAATAATTTAACCATTTACGATCCAGTGATTTATTTTGTGTAGATTCCCGGTCATTTTGCATAGTCTTGTTAAAATCTAAAATTCCAATACTAGCTTTTTTATACAATAATCTTTTTAAACTCCATTGTTCTTCCCATAATGGAATTTTATTGTTATATAATGCTTTTAAATTAATATATTTATAAATATCTTTTTTTTCACCTAATTCAACTAACAAATCTTTATCATGTTGCAATGTCCCGATGATTATTTTTCGACCTCCTTCTATAATTCTAGAATCTACAGTTTGATTCCACCATTTTCTCACTTTATTTCTTTGGATTTCAGTTGCTGTATTTTCAAGATCTAAAATATCATCGGCTATAATCCACTCAAATCTTGCTCCCAGAATAGCATTACCTGTCCCTTTTGCAACCATGGTATAATCTTTACTTTGTTTATCCTTATCTCGAATAATATTTATCTCATTTTCCGCCCATTTAGATTTATAATCAGGACGTATTTCTGGAAAATCCTCTCTAAATTTTTCATTATGTTCTATATGCCATTTTATAGCAGATAAAAATCCAGTTGCTTGTGTTGCTGTATTAGACAATATACAACCATAAGTGTTTCGATCATTGATCAAAAACCACAATGGTAAAACTAAACTGAACCATGTTGATTTTGCATGTTCCATCGGGATATGAATTACAATATTGTCATTAGTCAATGCTTCATACAGCATATAATACTGATGTTTAGCTGTATTATAAATCCATTGTTTAATGCAAGGTTTTATATATTGTTCACCAAATATACATGGATTACTTTTAGCAAGTTCAATACGTTCTTTTTTACTAGCTTGCCAAAAGATATCACGTACGGTTATGGTTTCAAGTTCCCATGTATCATTATATTTAGTAGGATAAGGATATTCCATAATTTAACCTTTCTTTTCTTCTTCAGTTTCTTCAGTTTCTTCAGGTATTGTTTTTTTTGTAGCCTCTTTTATTTTATCGGCTAATGATACTATTTTGTCTTGTGATACTTTGTCAAAATCTTCAATACCATTTTCTATATTATCTACTATTTGTATATTATTCATCATTTTCCATAAGGTATTCACTGAATTAGTAATGTTTTTTATATTATCAGTTATACCATGGATTAATTCATAATTTAACCGCGCTAATGATAACGGTAATGTTTCTTTAAATAAGTTATTTTTCATAGTTATCAAATGATCATTGAAATCACAAATATCATTATCTTTTTTAAGTTCTAATTCTATTTCATTAATTAATATAGCTTTATCTGTTGAATTTAATTTGTTAATACTTTTTATCTTATGTGATAAATGTTTGAACATTTTCCTAATATTCAAATCTTCAATCAAACATTTGATATACTGTTGATGATATTCTAATATCTTATCAGCATTCTTAGTAAATTTTTCCGGATAATATCTAATTAATTCAGACTGTATTAATACAGGTTTTACATCTCTGAAAATCATTGAATTTATCTTTATCTTAAATTCTTCAGATAATTTACATATTTCACATTGATTTGAATGTAAAATAGTCATAAAATACCTTGATTCTTTAATCATTTTCATATAAATATTTTCATTTATACTCATTTTTTTATAAATCTCCTTCTTCTTTTGTCATTATTTGATAAAGTTTCTAATCTTTTAATAGATTTGTTAAAAGCTTCATTAAAATCATTAGTTTTTAAGTCAAAATCTGTAATATTTTCAGTTAAACATGAAAGTAACCATGTATCTTTATGCATTATAGTCTTATAGATAGTAAATTTTTTATTTAAATATTCATAATTATTTAGTGAAATAAACCAAGATTCATCAATTTTTAAAGCATTCATTTAATAAAGTACTCCTTTTTTATTTATATTATAACAAAATTGACAAGATATAATCTTATATATTATAATTAATTTAGTTCATATGATGTATAAACTAGTATAAAGAAATTACTTTTTTACCCTATTTTTTAAAAAAATTAAAACAAGTATTTTAATTAGCGATTTTCAAAAAAAAATAAGTTACATAATGACTACTTTTAAATACTGCTTTTAAATACTAATGGAAAAAAGGACCTTAAAATATTTTCAGGTCTTTTTTTTTCTAAGGTCTCGTTAGTATTTTATAGTAAAATATATCATATTTAAATAATCATAAATATTTATATTACTATTATAACAATTATCAAAATAATATATTACAAATTTTTCAATATCTTTTATACCAGTATAATAAATTTCTCTATGGTATTTATAAATTTTTGATTGTAGATACATCAAATTCAATTCATAATTCTTAAATGAAAACAAAGTCGTTAAATCTTCATATTTGTCCATAATATAATTATCATAAAATTCAATAAGTTCTTGTAATTTTTTATCATTAGATATTAAAGTCTTTAGAATATTAAGTTCTTTATCATAATTATAACTGATAATATCTGTTTTCTTCTCTATTCCTTGAAGTATATCCAATATATTTATTCAATTCTTCTTTCCTTATAAATTCTACTCCGCCAAATACACATTTTACTTCATTATTTTTAATATCTGAAAATAAATGATCATCTAAATTACATTTTGTAAAATCTTTACCTTTAAGTTTAGATAAATCTACGTCTTTATGTATTAGATAAATATTAATAACATAACCATCAAGATTTTTAAATATATTATATTCTTTATCGTTTAAAAAAATTAATATCGCTTCTTTACTAATTCTCCAATCACCATTATTCATCTTGAAACCTGATAAAGTTTTATTTCTTAACATTTCTCTCACTTCTTTATCATTTAATCTTAAGATTCTAACTACTTCAGGAATTGTATATATATCTTTGTCTAATTTCATCACTCCTCGCAAGGATACTACCACATCTTAGGTGGTGAGAGGAATTGCGACTACTAAGTCTCTCCTTGCATTCTCCTTTCTAAATTATTAAATTAACTTGACTTTTCACTTCTTTACTAAATGACAACGAAATTTTTGAAAAATCTTTGCCCATACTTTCATAATATTCATGAAAGAAAGTTTTTTTATTTGCCATTATTTTTCACCACAAAAAATATAATAACATATTTATATAAATTATCTTTGGATATTAGTTTATTACCACAATTTTCACAATTCTCATATTCCTCTAAATCTTTTAGAGTTTCATATGAATCATCACTAAAATTATTACATCTAGGACAATATAATTTGTATACTTTTTTTAAAATATCTTCTTTTTCAAGTAAAGTTAATATTTTAAGAATAGTTTTTTGGTCTAATTTAAATTTAGATTCTAAATTTTCTGCATACAAATAATCTTCAATATTCATATTTTCTATATACTTAAGAATATTTTCAACAGTTTTTAATTGTAAATTCATTTTACAGGCTATTTTCTTTAATATAATTTGAAAGGTATTTGATAACATAGTCAATCCTCTCCTTGTGTTCATTAGTTCATTGATTCTTTAAGTTTTTGGATTTTTTTTTATTTCATTAATTCTTTAAGTTCTTTGATTCTTTAAGTTTATTGAATTCTTGGATTTATTTAAGTATATTGAAAAAATATTACGTAGATTTATTTTCACTACCTCGGAAAAAATAAAAATAAATTTTCTATAATTTCCCAGAATTTTAAAAAATCAAAAAAAATAAAAAATTACAAAAAATTAAAAATAACAAAAAAAAAAATATAAAACTTAAAAAAAACTTTTGTTCTCAGCTTCCTAAATACTATATGTTTCACGTGAAACAATTAAAAAAACTACTACAATAAATCGGTGTTATCAAATGCATTCTTATTACAATCATCAGTCCCTCAGTCCCTTAGTACCATCAGGACATAAATCCTCAGGTCTCAGTCCCTCAGTCCCTCAGTCCCTTAGTACCATCAGCACATAAATCCTCAGGTCTCAGTCCCTTAGTCCCTTAGTACCATCAGCACA